TCAAACCCATACTGTTCAACAAATCGGTAACTTGGTCGTCCGTGTATCCTGCCGCTTTGGCACCTTTTTTGAACTGTTCAATCGTGTTCTTCATATAATTTGCTACATCTTTAGTATTACCGCCCATTTCCAACAATGATGCCGAGTTAGTAGTTATCTGATTGTAAAGGTCAAACCCCGAAGATGTGAACGCATCAAAGTTGCCTTTCGTTTTCTCAACCGAATCACCAAGTTCAGAAGACTGTTTATTCATGTTGTCAACCGCTTGAGCAAACTTGATTGTCTCCGCTTGACCACCGAACATTTCCTTGGCAAAAGCCTCAGCAGAAACCTTGCCATCCTCATTAGCGCTAACTAACGCATCCAACCGCACTTGCATAGTTTTGGTTGCATGAATAGACGCTTTGACTGCATCATTTTTAGCCGTTTCTTCGTCTTTGGCTTTTTTAGCCGCTTTAGCAAGTTCAAGATATTTGGTTTTGAAAATTTCGTTGACCGCTATTGCCTCAGCAACCGTACTAATACCGTCCTTCAATACACCTGATTTTTCTGTTTCAGAAACCGCATAGGCATACGCCTTGGAAGCCGATTTGTCTTGTCCAGCCAAATAAAGCATTTGCTGTTCTAAAACCGTAGCCAAATCGGTGTTATTTAACGCCTCATTAACTTCACCAAGCGAATCAGCGTATAATTTTTGTTCCGCAGTCAAAGTTTTTGTAATGTTCACACCATTTTGAAAGACAAAATTTTGACCATCACTTGCAACAACTAAAGCGTTAGCGACTCCGACACCCGCCATTACTTCTTTATTAAAATTCATATAACCATCTGTACCTTGTTCAGCAATATTACCCAAACGACTTTGCTCTACACCCAAGATGTTTAAAGCACTCCTTAATTTGTCAGCACCCTCCCCTGCCCCAACAAAAATGTCCCCCAAAGTATCGGAATTTGCAACAAATCTTGCTACCTCAACGCTGTTGCCTTTCAAAGCGTAAACCTGTTCCTTGAAAGCCTGAGTCAATTCGTTTGTGCGGTCTTTTACTTTTTGTTGCGCTTCACGGAACTTGTTAAAAATAGCAACCGCCGCAAAAATTGCAATCATCGGGGCAAGCGAAACGATAAGCGATTTAGCCGCAATAGCCGCCATTCGGAAACCAACCGTTGCCATCGTTGAAAACTTTGTGATAGCAAAACCGCCTTGTGAAAGCGTGTAGTTGTATCGCATCTGCTCGGCTACCGCAAACTTGTAGGCACCAATAAGATTTGTAAACCCCGCTTTCAATAAGATAAGGCGGGCGCCGAAAGCACTTGAAGCAACACCCGCAACCGCCATTCCGACAGCAATTTTTGTAAGAATTAAACCGACAAAAATACCGAGAGGTTTAAACTTCTCTATCGCCTTAGAAACACCCAACACCGCCAAACTAATACCCTTAAACGCCGTTTCAAGAACGGCTCCCAAACCTGATTCCATCAACGAAGCAAACCCATCTACGGCAGTCGCCACAAACTCGGCAAGAGCCTTACCAAGACTCATTGCCGCAGGAATCAACGGCAACATAGTTTTAGCAATTTTCCCAAACGCATCCCTCAAACGAGGAGACAACGCCACCAACATAGCGAAACCTATCGTTACAGGATTTAGCATGGCGCCTATCTTGCCTAACTTCAGTAAATTCAATAAACTTTTACCCGCAAAAGCGCTCAAAGCGGTAGAAACAGCCAAAATAATTGGCGTAAATTTGGTCAACTTTTCTTTCAAACCATCAACGCTCAACCCACTATCTTTCATGCTCTTAATGAACCGTGCTAAACGCATAATCCCGTCGGTCAACGGTTGAGTCATAGACACCAAAGCACTGCCAACCTCCTTCAACACACCATGCAAGAACCCGCCTTCACGAAGCGACTCAGAGAAAGCCTTAGTTAAATCGTAAGATGCTTTTATGGTAGGACCAAAACCTTGAAGTAGCGCACTGCCCATCTCAACTTTGATGTCGTCTTGCAAACGGGCAAACGAGCGCAAAACCTTGCCTGGTTCTGTCATCGCCGCTTCGTACAGACCTGCGACTTTGCGACCCTCTTCCAAAATAAGGTTCGTTGTCGCCTGTTGGCGTTCTAAAGCCGTCAACTCGTTAGTTGATTTGCCGATACTTTTTGCATACTTCTTGTATCCTTCAGAAGCATATTTGGTGATACCCGCAGATTTCAACAAAATAGTTGAACCAGTTTGGATAGCCCTGTTCAAAAGTTCTGCGGTGTCCGTAGAGTTCTTTTGAGTAATAACAGCGAGGTCTTGTGCGACACGGGCAACCTTGGAAGCGTCAGCGAGATTGAGATTGTTTTGGGCGTAAGTCAAAGCAATTTTTTGTGCCGACGCCATTTCAATACCTTGCGACCTAACAGCGTTCGCCGTGTCCTTAATCGCTTTTTCACCTAAACCTGTTGCTTTACCAACAGCCTCCATTGCCACATTCATTTCCGAAACACGAGCAGCAACGCCAAAGGCTTCTTTACCGAATTTAAATAAACCGTAACCAGTAGCCGCAACTGCGGCACCCAACCCGATGAGCGCTCCGTTGGCAGGTTTTAACGCTTTATGTAATTGTTGGGTGGCAACCGTTGCCTGTTGGAACGGTGTAATAAATTTGGAGGCGTCAGCAGATAATATCGCCCTGACTTCAAGGTCTTCATCTGCCATTTTGTTTACCTCCTGTTTCTTGCCGCCTTTTCCGCTTCGTAAGCCTTGAGTTTAAAATAAGCCGCCCATTCAACAATTTCGGCGGATGATATCGGTCTAAATGCGTCACTTCCGTAAAGAAGTTCTGAAACAGTTCTACCTAACTTCTCGGCTAAATCGTAGAGGAACCGCCTTTCGGTGTTGATGAGGAGTCTTTTCCCGCTTCGTCAACCGCTTTGTCACCAAAACCTGACAAACGCATAGCGATAGAAACGATACGGTCAAGAGCAGCACCCGATTTGCCCATGACAAGTTCTTTGTCAGAAGCATCAAACACTTGCTCACCCGTAATCGGGTCAAAACAACATTGAACAACAAGTTCAGGCATCATCTTCAGAAAGTTTATGTTGCCGTTATTCTCAGCGGCATCTTGAGAGATGGACGCACGAGCGGCACCTGACATTCCTCGGATTTCAACTTCAACTCCCCATTCAGTAATCGTTACGATTTCTTTTTGGGTATCATCTACTGCAATAATGCGGTCACGAAGGGACACGGTATTCTCCTGTTTTTTGTTGGTTGATATTGTTCTATTAGAATGTACCACGAGTGATAGCACCTGTGACTTGGAATGAAGCGGTTGCTTGAACAGCGTCACCTACCGAGGTTGAAACCTCGTATGAAGTCATAATGCACTCACCCGAATACTTAATAAAACTTGCTGTATTGCCTGTAGGACCGTAAACAAATGAGCGTGATGCTGTTTGACCGAGAATACCTGCAAGGTAGCCGTCGGCTGTCGCATCAAACAAACCCGAAATACTGATAGTTGAATCGGTAAGACCCGTGATATAAGTCTTCGCTGAACCCGAAACTCCAAAAGTGGTGGTTTCGGCGGTTTCAATGTCTCGTGGCATAGAAATATCGTTCAGATATGAAGAAATATCACGAACGCTGTCGCCACTGTCATCTATTGAAAAGAAACCTGATTTACCATGTGCAAATGCCATAAATTAATTACTCCTTATCGTCTTGCGAACGATACTTGATATGTGATTGAACCTGAACCTGCCGCCAGTGTGTTTACTGCCCGCAAGTATCTGTTAACGGTTGTACCTGCTGCGACAAGTGACCGTTCAGAAGTAGTAGCACCGATACCAACCGTCGTAAAAGTTACGAGGTCAGCAAAGGTTGAGTTGTCTGCCGAATGAGCGATTTTAATAACCGAAGTAGTTGACCGAGTATTTACGGTGACATGGACTTGTGCCATTCCACCGTTCGCTGAAGAAGCGCCGTTGTCATTCGCTGTACCCGTAGTCGTTGCCGACACCGATGTCAAAGCGGCTAACGACACACCTTGGTCAGCCCCACCGTCTGCCTGAGCGCTGTAAGAAACAGCGACAACATCACCGACAGGTGTTGAAACCTCGTAAGAAGTGGTTTTTGCCAACAGAAGAGAAACACGGTTATTTAAAGTTGTTCCGTCGTAACCAATCGTTACAGGAGCCAAAGTGTCGGAACCGATACTTGCCGAAAGAACTGCATCAACAGCACCACTAGCGCCGTCAAACATTCCTGAAGCCGAAACGGTGGCATCCCTCAAACCGACGATATAAGTTTTAGCACTGGACCCGAACGCCGTCGTTTCGGCTACCTCGGCATCAGCAGACACACTCGCATCATTGAGGAACGAACTGAGGTCATTAACGCCGTGAATTACTTGAGAAGTTTTGCCATGAATAAAAGCCATTACTCAACCACCTTTGATTTAGAAATCGGTTTTTCAACTTCAACAACTTCAACAACTTCAACAACTTCTTTTCCTGTCGCATCAACAAGTTCAATCCAGCCTTGCTCACGAAGCCATTTGATTGACTTGGAAGGAATATCTTCCACGATTTCGCCCGCCTCAACACGACGGTCAGGTGGGTATTCCAATCCTGTTTTAACCAAATATTTTGGCATATCGCTCCTAAAGTTTCGGGCGTGTCTGTATCCCCGAAATCTCCCCGACCACTTGGGTACGAACGGGCGATGCCGAGGTCACAAGGACACGAATACGAAATGAAGATTACATCGCATAAGCCTGACGGTGAGGCTCTATCGTGGTCTAGTTTTGTGGCATACTCCAATGGGCAAGCCCACCGTTATCCAACAAATATTTTGCCACCCGTAAATTACAATCCAAATTCATCAATAGTTCCACACCGCCACCACAAACCTTTTTGGTGATTGTTTTGTGACTTGAGTTCACTTGCAAAAGACCGCTATCCCAAGTCTTGTTTTTGTTGAGATGATAGGTCATGTTTCCGTCTTCGTCCCAAAGGGCATTGATGGCTTTGATACGACACCGAGATTCTCTCCAAGCAATGTAAGAAAAAGTTTTTACTGGAACTAAACCGTACCGCTCAAAAATAGGTTCAAAAGACGGGCATCTTTTGATTTCGGTGGACGG